TTTAGATACACCACCTTCACCCATTTGATAAACCATTTCTATTACTACTTCTTTTGCAGTAGTATCTATATCATAATCACCGACTATATTGTCAGCACCTTCACAAGCAGTTTGGAAATCTTGTTCAAATAATATATCCCAACCTTCTCTAGTAGTAGGTATATCTTCACCTTCAATTATTTTATGACCATACCCACCAGTATCGAAACCTTCACTACATTTATAAACATCTAGTCTATAACCTTCATGTTCTTTAATTCTTTCTTTTAGTTCTTCAAATGGCATCATAATCTTTCTGTGTACAAAATCCTGATATGTACAAATCTTTATTATTTCTTAAACTGTATCTAAAGTTATCCACATATGCAAGGCAATCTGACACAGTTTCATAAGGCTCATATATTGGCTCTAATACACAACTTTGATCTAATGGTGAGTTAAGAGATTGAACACAAAATATAATTACTAAATAAAACTTCACTTTATTTGTGTCATTATAATAGCTAGTAAGTTAGAAAATACTAGGAATCCAACAGACCACATGACTTTCTTAATCATAGATATATCAGATTCAATATGTCTAAGATGATTATTCTTAATAACTTCAATATCCTTTTTAATCAAAAGAATATCTTTATCTAATTTATTTATTTTCTCCGACTGTGTTACCATTGGGTAATCCTGATGAGTTTAATTTTATTTTTTCTTGCATGGATAATTGTTCAGTTATTGACTTTTCAACTGATGTAGCATATTCAGCTTTAGCTTTTTGCATTAACACAACATCATCTACAGTCATGTTGTTTTTTTCTTCTCTTAACTTAGCATTTTTTTCATGTGCTAAATCAAGTCTATCTAATAAAAACTTGTTATGTGTTCTTAGTTCTCTTACTTCTTTCTTAACAGATCTAAGTTCTTTTTGTACTTCTGATAATGTAGCCATTAGTTTACTTTACTCATTGATCTAATAAATTCAACGCCTTCTATATTTTCTATCTGTGCTTCTACTTTAACACAAGATACCTTTGCTGTATCTGATTTCATATTGCGTTCAATAATTCTTTTCTTTTCAAGACAATCTTTAACACCATCAGTAACAGTATGTTCAATCATAGTTCCACCAGAGAACAATAGTAATGCTATAATTACTTTAGTTACCATATCCGTTTGCTCTCACTTTATCTTTTAATTCCTCTATATCTTCTAATGCTTTTTCCATATCAGCTTGTAATCTCATAATATTTACTTTGTTATGTGCCATGTTTTCTAAATCTTCTGACATACCTTCTACTTGTTCTGATACAAATTCTAATAGCATAAACTGTTCCTGATCTATAGGAGTTTGATCTGCGTTCTTTACAAGATCAGCTTCGAATAGAGTAGCTCTAGTTTCTATATTATTTAGTCTTTCAATAATACCAAAATAAGCCCATACTGCTGTTGCAGTAATACCTAATAATCCTAATAGATTTTTAAGAGGTAATCCTATCTCTGTCTTTTCAGAAAGAGAAGGCATTACCTACAAATACATTCGCCATTACAGTATTCACACATAGTTTACTCCTTTGGATTATCTGTTTTAACTTGTCCGATTCTAGTTTTCCAAGCATCTATATCTTTATAAATCTCGTCTAACTGATCGCCAATATCACCATAAGCTGCTTTACGAGTTGCTCTTATTTGGTTATTGTTTTCTTCTGTATCACCAGCAGATTCAAATGTAGCAAGTTGATCGTTAGTTGGTTGAGCAATATCAAGATTCCATTCTTTAATATATGCACCATTACCATCTCCATCATCTTGCAACATAACATCTTTAGTAAAATCTACAGAAGATACTCCAAGAGAATCTGCGTAAAGTGTTATTTTAGTTGATAGTTGAGCCATTTGTTTTTCCTTTCTTTGTTAAGTTATTAATTTATATCCATTAAAAGTACAATGATTCCCAATATTTCTTGCTGAACCTGAACCTTGATAATAAGCAATCTGTACATAATCACCAGCACTGAGGTCTATTGTAATTTGTGTACTTAAAGTACCATAATTATCATTTACAAACCAAGCACCAGCATAAGATTGTATTGAACCATTTACTAAAATATATATTTCATTACTATTCCAATCGGCAGTTTCTGAAGTACGAATTTTTGTACTAATAAAATACTTTCCACCTTTACCACTAGGTACTGTAAATTTTCCAGTAGAGGTGTCATAAGCTGAATCTGTATCAAAAAGTTCTGAATCAAATATTACTATTGTATCAGCACCATTAGCACAAGACTGGTTACTATTTCGTCTAGCCATAAAAGCTGGAGTATTAGTTACAGCTACTGCACTAGGCAAAGCAGTAATTGATGTTATTGAGTTGTTGTTTAATCTAGTTATTGCCATGCTATGCTCCTATTAATTTAAACATTGTAAAAAATTGTCTTTTTTCACCTGATTCACTAGTATAATTTTGACTAGAACCTGAATTTTGTTTTGTATATAATTTAACTGTATCTGAAGCTGACAAAGTATATGTAATCGAACCATTAAAACTATGAGTTTCATCTCCTACCATTCTATTTGTAAAGTTAAAAACTATTGAATCATTTACATAAACATTTAACTGAGCATATTTAGCATCAGCGCCACCATCTATTCTAAAACCACCACCTATAAAATACTTACCACCTTCTCCTGAAGGTACTGTGAAAGTATTACTGGTAAATGCTGAAGCTGTATCATACAGTTCAGTACCAAAATTTAACTGTGTGTTTGTAGCATTAGAAACTGCCTGAGTAGCTACATTATAAGCAAGAAAAGCTGGAGTATTCTGACCACCTATATTGTTAGTAGTAATACTTCCTGATCCATTAGATATTAATAAGTTGTTTCCACCTACATCTTGAATTGTATTTACTTTAATAATTGATGTCATGTTATGCTCCTATTAACCTTTGACCACTTAACCAACTTTCTCTATAAAAAGTTTGGTTATCTCCATTATTTTGATTTACATAATACTCAATGTAATCTCCAGCACTTAAATTTCCTATCCAACTCCAACCTATATCAACTTCGTGATTAGTTCCACTTGACATTATTCTAACTGATGAACTTCCTGTAGTTGTTCCACCAGCATTAGATCCATTTTTATATAATCTTGCTTCTACTTTTTTTCCATCATCAAAAGATGTCAAATAAATATGAGCATGAAAAATATACTTACCACCTTTGCCTGTAGGTACAGTCCATTTACTATCACCACTACTCCAAGCACTATCTGTATCCCATAAAGGAGTAGACCATGAGGTAACTTTAGTCCATGTTGCTGTTGAAATTGTTTGATCGCTACCTTTTACAACCATAAAAGCTGGAGTATTTGTAATAGCACCACCACTAGAGATCACACCACTACCATTACTGGTTAGTAGTTCGTTACCCCCTAAGTCAGTTATTTGATTTGTTTTTAATATGCTCATTATGATATATTTGTACTTAACTGTATTACAGAAAAGCTCCCATTTCTTACAACAACATTTGCTGGTCCGTTGTCATGTCTATATTTAAAATCTATTGTGTCATTAGCATCACATGGAACTATACAAGCACCAGCAAGTCTTAGGTTATCACCAAGATCAGCATAACATTTTATACTTGCTATTTCCATTCTACCACCAGCGGCATAATTATTAGAACCTTCTACTGTTACTTTACACACTTGTCCTGTTTGTGAAGTTGTGCTTGATTCAGCAATCATGTGAACAAAATATAGTCCAGCACTAGCACAAGTTATAACACCACTACTGTAAGATACACCAGTACCAATAGTAGTTACATTTTCCCAAGCTGTAATTGTAGTAAAAGATCCAGCACCTATAGTTTGTGAAGAACTCCAAGCACCACTATTAGCTGGTTTGCTATAACAACCATTACCAGTTCCACTTAAAGGTATGCCACTAAGTGTTGGTGTATTAGTAGAAAAATCTACTGTAGTTCCACTAGCAAATTTTATATTTTTAGATGAGCCACCAAGTAAAACATCAGAACTACCTGATATTGGCTCGATTGCATTTACTTCTATTTTACTCATAATACTACAAATGTACTCCCTGAAGGTATAGTTAAAGTGCCTGAAACTGTGATAGTGCCTACTGCCATACCATTATCGCCACTTGCTAAACTAATATTGTTAAATGTCTGTCCGTTAGTCATAAAGAAAGTAGAGGATAGACTTGATGATGATACTGTTCCATCTGTAGGTGTACCGATATCTTTACTATTACCAAGAACTCTACCACTAAAAGTATCTGTCGATAATGGAGCAGAACTAAATGTGATTGTGCTACCTGATATAGCATAAGCTGAAGTGTACTGTACGACACCTGAGATAGATATTAAGGCATTAGCATCTGTCTGGGGTACAACTGCAGTTCCACCACTTGTTAAATTAAATGTTGTTGTTGATCCATTAAATGATGAAGCTATGTCATCTAGGATTGTATATTGTCCATCTGTAGGAGCTGTTCCTATGTATGCCATTATGCTAATATCTCCATTAATGTCATAGTCATTTCTCTACCACCTTGATTTGAAATAGCATCTGTACTTCCAGCATCAGAACGAGCAAATTGACATTTGTAAGTTATTGCTGATGTTGTGTTTGGTGTATCTAAAACATGACTGAATGCGTTTGAATGGTGTTGACCACCCCTTGCTACTAAAAATCTATCATCTTCATAAACTGTAGTAGAATCTCTAAGTAGTTTTTGTTTTACTTCTATTGTTCCACCACTATCATTATCAATATCACCACCTAAAGGATTAAAAGGTAACACTAATATTTTTGAACTTGAACTTGTTGGTGTAATAGTTGCTGACAATCCTGTATCTGTATAAGTAGTTCCACTTGTAGAATTATTTGTTGTTACTGTATTGCTTACAACTTGACCAATCTTACCAAAGCCTGTAGCTTTAGCTATTGTAACTGCATCATCTGCTATCTTAGCTGTACTAACTGCTGTGTCTGCTAACTTAGCTGTAGATATAGATCCGTCTGCTATATCTGCACCAGTAAGTATAGATCCTGTAGGTGTTCTGCCTATATATCCCAATCTATGTAATCTCCATTATTGATAATGCTGCATCTATTTTTGCAGATACAGAACAATCAACTTTAACAACGTCTGTAGTTTGTAATACCACCTTAGAACCAGTTAGTACTTCAAGAGTACCACCAACTGGAATAGGTGCATTTTTAACTACAAACACAGTTTGATTTGTTTCTGTATCAGAAGTATCTGATTCAATCTTAACACTAACATTTACTTCAGCTGTATGAATATTACATAGTAATAATCCTAGTACTACCGAAGTAGTAGAACTTGGTACTGTATATAGTGTTAAAGGTGTACCAGAACTAGATGGCATAGCATCATTAGTTTTTATTTTAAATGTATTAGCCATTCTATCCTTTCTAGCCTAATGCTATTGCTAAAGCAGTTGCATCATCTAAAGATGCTCCTGAACTAGCTATTGTTAATGTTTCATTACCACCATCACTGCCTTCTGTAAAGGATACATTAGTTCCAGCAACCAGTTTTCCATTTAGAAATCCTGGTGTAGTATCATTAGAACTTACTTTTACCTTTACATCAGTATCAGCAACAATCGCAACCCATGCTGAACCATTGTAGTATTTTAGTTCATTACTTGTACTATTATAAAATAAATCACCTTCATCAAGAGAAGAAGATGGATCTGAAGATCCTATTCTATATTGATTAGCAAAAGTATTAACGTCTGTAATATTTGAAGCAACAGTAGTAACATTAGAATTATTACCAGCTACTGTAGTTACATTACTAGATATTCCAGCAACAGTAGTTATATTGCTAGATATACCAGCAAGAGTATTCATATTAGTTACATTTGAAGATGTAGCTAAAGTGTTCATATCACTTACAATATCTGAAGTAGCAAGTGTATTCATGTCAGATACTACATCTGCAGTACCCAAAGTATTCATATCTGCAACAACATCAGCAGTTCCTAATATTCCCATATCAGTTACTACAGCAGACGTTCCAAGTAATCCCATAGCTGTAACATTTGCTGAAGTACCAAGATGACCCATAGCTGTAACATTGGCAGAAGTTCCTAATAAATCCATGTCAGTTACTACTGCTGAAGTACCTAGTAAAGCCATATCTGCTACAGCATCTGCTGTACCTAATCTACCTATCTCTGTGGCTTTACCAGCAACAGCACCTATATCCGTTGCATCAGCAGCAACAGCATTGATATTAGTTGCATTACCAGCAACAGCTGTAACATTAGATGCAATACCACTTACTGTGGTAACATCACTAGCAATACCAGCAACAGTTGCTACATCTGTAATTGATTGTGAAAACTCTAAAGCATTACCAGCACTATTAACTGTAAGTATTTTATTAGCTACTAACTCAGGAAATGTCAGGTTAAATGCAGTTGATGTAGATATTTTAGCTTTTGGAGAAAATAATATATCTCTTTCATTTTGCTGAATCATAGCAATAATTTTGTCTAGTTCAGTATTAAGTGTTTCTATAGGGAATGTACCAGATACAGGAAAATCAGAAGTTCTAGATACAGCTAAGTTTCTAGATATAGTATATTTATCATTAACAGTAGCTCCACTACCGAGTGTAATAGATCCACCTCCTGATACACCAGCACCAGTTACGGAGTACTGAGTAGCAGAAGATGGACTTGAAGTAAGGGTAAGAGTTGTATCTGCACCATCAGATGCAGCTGTTTTAATGACTGTTAGATCAGCATCAGCAAAAAATTCAAACGGAACTGTAAATGCAGTTTGCCCACCAGTAGCTGTATACTGTATTCTAGGCGAAGTATCTGATATTGCTAATGCCATTGTTTACTAATATAGTCCTTTTTCTAGTTTATCAAATAAAAAATCTGCATACCATAAGTTGTTGAAAGGTATTAATCTTCTAATTCTTCTAGCAGTATGATGGTTATGCCTTCCTCTACCCCAGTCATACATAATTTCAGCTACTTCACCTATAGTAGATCCTACAGGAGCTACAGAACCCATCTTTCTTTTCATAGAAGTACCATATGGTTTGTTTATACCTAATATAGTTGGTCTAACCCCTACATTGTTATTGGTAAATGCCATTATTAATCTATCAATATCTGTAAACATACCACCAACACCACCTCTTTCTGCACCATCTAATATTTTTTCTCTTAAAGTTTTATTACTATAATGTGCATTAGTTTGTTTTGCTCTTATAGCATCTAGTATCATGCCTAAAGCAGTTAATGCAGCTAAACTTTCTAAAAATCTACCATCTTCCATTTGCAATCCTCTATACAAAACCCTTCTTGTATATCCTAATCCAAACTTTTTATATTGAAATAAAACTGATCCAAGAACAGTACTAGCAAATAATGGTGCATCAGATAATCCTGGTGTAACAATTACATTATCTACTTCTTTATTTATAGCTAATCTAAATTTCATAGTTGCATCTGAGTTTTCCCATAAATCAGTATTAGGAAATTTTAATTTGTCATATTCTCTTGCATATACTCCTTTTTCTGTACCTACACCTTGACCATATTTTCTATATTCTTTCATAATATCATCTATAAATTTTCTTTTTATAGGTGTATCACTACCTATTCCTAAATTAGCCATATAAGTTATTTCCCATTGTTTAGCTCTACCTTTTAACATTCTTTCCATAATGTCTAAAAGTTTGCCTTGAATAAAAATGGTTGCTACTGTTTTTATAAAAGCATTCCACGGAGTTTGTAAGTTTCCATATCTAAATGCAAATGTATTTAACTCTTGAAAAATTTGTTCTGCACCAGTAAAGCTACTTCTTAAAGTATCATTACCAGCTATAATATCACTTCTTGCACTACTTATTGACCAGTCTATTGCTTGAAAAGATAACTTAGCTTCTTTGAAACCTTTATCAAATATTGATCTAGCCATTCCACCTGAAAATGCTTGTATTAATTTTGTTGATGATGCTATTAATCCATCTACAGTTATAATTCTACCTATGTCAGCTATCTGTGTAAGACCAGTAAGCATCCTAACATTGTTAAATATTTTTATCATTGTTGCTGTTTTGTAAGCATAACCATTAGGATTATCTGGTAATCCCCATTTATTTTTTACCAAAGATACTGATGCTTCTGCCTTTTCCATTTCAATATTAAACCTTTTGATAAATTCTGATCGTTGCAAACCATAATAATTTGCACCTTGTTTTTGTAAATCATCTCCTACTTGCATTAATCCTGGAGCAAAACCATTTTTACCTCCATCAAAAAACCAACCATATCCATATGGATCACCAAACTTTTCTGTCATAGCTATATCAGGACCTATTGATCTAAAGTAATAAGACATAGATAATTCTAAATTATCTTCTATAAATCCAGCTTTAAATAAAGGTTTATAATCAATATCTTTTAAGTATCTTGTTTTTAAATGTTTTGAAAAATAACCTCCTTTTAATTCATATAACATACCAGGTTTAATGTTTTTGTCATAAACTGGTTTAGCATCTGGACTATAATTTTTAAAATTAGGTATAATTTCTATTATATCATCATCAGTAAATATCCGTTTGCCTTTAGTATCTCTTGCTACAGCCATTTGTCTAGCTAATAAACTTGAAAATTCTTTCCATCTTGTAGATATTTGATCCCATCTATAATTTACTGGTACAAAAAAATCATCATCTAATTGTTTTGCTAATTTAATTTCTAAGTCAACTCTTTTAATATATTTATTTGCATCTGCTCTTGTCCATTCTTCTTTTGTATTTGGATTTTTCCAAACTTTAGTTTTTGGGTTTGCAAATATTTCTTTTAAAGTAGAAGCAAAACCTTCCATTTTTATAATAGGTATAAAAAATAATCCTTGTTGATTTATTTTATCTTTAAATAGTTTAAAATAATTATTACCTACAAATTCTGCATATTCAGCAATTTCTGGAATATCATGTTTATTTTTCATTAATCTTGCATATGTTGTTTCTTTAAAAACCATTTCTGGAGTAAATACATTTTTTAATTTAAGATTAGAAAAACCTTTTAGATTAAATATTTTCATTAATCCTGTTCTTTCTTTACCTTGTAGTTTTACTGTAAGTCTTTCTGCTACTTTATATCCTTCATCAATTACTTTTACTAAATCTTTTCCAAACATAACATGACGCATACTTTCAACAGTGTCAGGACTATTAATTCCATCCATATTAAATTTATATAATATTGGACTATTAAATAAATTTATAGCAAACATCTTTCCTGTTTTACTTCCTGAATGTATAAAAAAATCTAATGGTGATAATACTTGTGTAGCTTTAGTTAAACCAACTACAAACTGACTTTTTAAATCATTATTTTTATATGTAATATCTTCCCATTTCATATTTTGAAATAACTCATATTCAAACTTTCCAAAATTATATTGTTCTTGATCTAATACTTTAGCATCATCTAACATAGTAGAGCCAATTCTTTGAATATCTTTTCTATTATCTACTACTTGTTTATATGCAATTCTATTAATTCTATTTTCATAAGCAGCTTTAGATTCATTTGGTCTTCTTTTATATGTTTTATGTGCAAACTCATGTCTTAATACAAAATCAACCCATTCATTAATATCTCTAAAGTCTTTCTTTTTAAATGGAATTATCTTTTCACCATTAATAGTATTAACTTTAAATGGTCTACCATCTTTCCACATTTGTTTAATACCATCTATATCTAATACCATTTCATCATTATGTTTACTGTAATATGCTGGAACATATTTACTTCCAACAAATTTTCCAGACTTACCACCTATAACTATTTTCATAGTAGGATATTCATTTTGAAAATTTTTTAATAGGTTGGTAACATTTTTTGGCACATTTGGTTTAGTCGGTGTTTTTATTTTTGGTGGTTCTAGTAATAATACTTTAGTAGAAACACCAGATTCTGTTCTAGAAACATCAGCTAAATCATCTAAATCTATAATGACACCTCTATCATTAGAAGGATCGTATCTATGTTTATTATATCTTTTATCATATTTACTTAGTATAGGATTAAGTTTATGTAAAGCACCACCAACAGCAGTCATAACAATAGCATCTGTATATGTTCTATCTCTATCAGAAACTTGTTTACCAATTTCTTCTGATATTACTAATCCACCAAGTTTACTAAATTTATTAGGATTACTACCCATCATAGCTAATCTTAATGGTTTACTTAATAATAATATTGATGATGGATCTAAAAATATTTCACTAACTAAACTTGTTGCTGCAAAATATGGGTTCTTTAAATCATTTGCTTTTTGTTTCATAGCACTTAATCTAAATGCTGATTCTTGTGGAGATCTTGAATCAAAAAACTTTTCTGGAAATTGATTTGCCCATCCTTTTAATTGTGGATCTAAAAAGGGATTGTATCTTTCATCTGCATCATCATTGAATCTTGAATAATTTATTATGTCTAAAGGAATTCCAATAACTGTTCTATCAGTTATAGCTCTACCCATCATACCAGGATCAGTAAAAAAGTTGGTTACTTTTTCAAAATCTTTTTTTAAATCTACTGGTTCAAACCTATCTTCTATAGGATTTGTTATTAAGTCTTTTACTTTTACACCCTGAGTTCCAAACTTTATTCTATTAAACCTATTCACCATCTTTTTCAAAACTTTCAAATGCTTGATTAAAAATATCACTCATAAAGTAAAGATTAATATAAGGATTTAAGTCAGGATTATTGTATAAATTTTTTACATATGTTGCATTATTCTCTCCTAGTATAGCACCATATAATTCTTCTTTATCTATATTTGGAAAATCTATTAAAATTCTAGAAATAAATGCTTTTGTAATAGGTTCATAGTTTTTATATGTTTCTTCTACATAGTTAAATATAGAACTAACTACTTCT